GAACAATAGTCCAGTTCTCTTTGCTTGGTATTTTGCTAGGCTTCGTGAGCTTTCAAGGGCTCAACCTACCTCGCGTAACCAGTTATTGGTTCGTCGTATTCTGACTGTTCTCTCAATTGGTAAAATGCTAAAGTTGAGCTCGTCTTCTGGTTTGAAGAGGGCTAAACTTGCCTATGCCGAGCGTGCAATCAAGCAGGTCGACAGTTTAAAAGTGGAAGCATACTTACTTGAGTACCGTGAATCTTTCGAAAACTTCTTAAGGTTCACAAAATTCTCAGGGTATGCACCTGCACTAACTAATAGTGACTCGGTACCAATACCTGGTGCCGTTTACCTAGATCCAACCTGTTACTCTTTGAAGTCCCTTGTAAAAAGGTCCAACAAGAAGTACAAAAGGTTAATTCCAGATGGTGTCTACAAATACTTAATGAGGTCTGTTGATCTCGATCTTCCTCGTGACCCAGAAATAAAGGTCGACGGTAAGATGACAGTTATAGTAGAGAATGGTGGAAAGTATAGGGGCATATGTCCCTACTACTCTCCATTAGTCCATTCGACTTCGGTTTACTTTGCAATGAGATCCATCCTTCATGGATGGGTCCCAGACTGCTCACTAGACCAAAGTATAGGTCATGAACGTACTCGTTTTCTAACGAGTATGGGCGTATCTGTTGTTTCAGCAGATGCCTCCAATTTCACTGACTCTCTTGACTTAAATCTCGTTGCCGCCTTCCTTAAAGTTTGTGGTCAGGATCAATTTCTTGATTACCTTACAACTTTACGTATTTCGTCGGCAAAAGGTATTATTTCTACCCCCTTACCCTTAATGGGTCTGAAAGGGTGTTTCGAGATTGGTTGTGTCATGCTAGCTTGGTCTCTCTACGAGGCCTCGTTATCACGATCAATTTCTCTTGACTCACTCTGCCATGCCTGTGATGACGTATGTGGTCTTGGATTAATTGATGGCTTTGAGAAGGCCTATAATAGAATAGGTGCTTCGCTTAACAGACGGAAAACAGTTGTGTCAAACACCACTGCTGTCTTCTGCGGACAGATGTATTGGAAGGGTGTACTAGTGACGCCAGTACGCCTTGATATAACAAAGTTCGCAAGGTCTAATAGTGGCGAGGAAGTAATTCCAGCCGCTAGGACCTTTGTTCGGGTTGCGCCACGTGTGTGGGGTAGGTTTGCCTTTCGACAAGCCTATTCTTTGCTCACCTCAGCATCTAAAGATATTATTCGTAAAGGATCCCTTAACTTTAATCTTCCAGTTAAACTGGGAGGGCTTCCCCCTGTGGGGTGCAAGCCTTTTTGGCACTTATTGGATGATCCTAAGGTTCTGCGGTATTGTCTTTACAATATCCCACTATCGAGGAAACAGCCAGATCCGACGACATCCTTAATTGGATACGTCAGGTTAGGTAAGTGTCGCACTATGCCAGATGGTACATTACTTCCCTCAATAAATCTACCAAGTACGGAAAAAGCCGACTGGAGGTTTAGGAAACGTAAAGTAGATCTTGGCATTAAGTCGGGTCTTTACTCAGTTACGGATGTGTATGAGTATTTTTACTCAGA